CCCCCATGGTGGGGGCCGCTGGGCTCGCAATGAGCTGCTATCTTAGCCCCAACGTCTCGGCGCTTTTAACGCGGAGTGCTGGAGACAAAACTGTGCATCAGGAGGACATTATGGGTTCAGTATCGAAAGATTACTCCGAACCCGACTCTTACTATACACAGATCCACAGATACACAAAGATATCTGGGTCTGACCCACCGGCGGATTACGACGTCCAGTCACGCGCGAGGACCCGCAAGGGTACTTACGTGGCTGCTCTGACGCCGCATTTCCACGCACGGAAAGCCAAGGGGAAACTCATCCCCCCACGCTCATACGTGCGGTTCGACTACGAAAGTCGGACGCCGCCCGGTTTCTATACCGGGACGTATAGCAAGGTGTCCTCACCAGCTCGGTCGTATTCGTACTTCACGAACTGGAACCTAGATCCACCAAGTGGAAGCACCTCATCCCGTTTGCAGGCCGCTCTGGCCTACAGCGATATGATGTCTGGTGTCGACACAAGGGGGATCGAAGTAGATGCACTGGCCAACATAGTGCCTGACCTTGACTTACTGACCTCCATTGCGGAGGCGGAAAAGACGGCGGGCATGATCGTTGGTGCACGAGAGGACTTTTCGAAGGCCATGAAGGCCCTCGGGAAGGCTGTCGCTCTCGCCCGCAAAGGGCGGGTGTTAAGGGCAGTTGATGTCACAAGCAGGACTGCAGGTGACATGTGGATGCAGTGGCGCTACGGCTGGCGTATTCTTGGATATGATATCCAGAACGCCTATGATTACTACCAGCGGCCAATTCTCCCGTTAATTCGGACGGGACGATCTGGCATTACGCGTGGGGAGACAATCGTGTCTTCCACGACGACGCCGTACTATTACAATACCGTGACTACCGAGTCACGCTTGGAACGTACCGCTGGTTACCGTATAAGCGCCTACGCTAGGTTCAGGACTGAATCCGACGCGTATATCGCTGATCCATTCATTACAGCTTGGGAGATGATTCCATTCTCCTTCGTTGCCGACTGGTTCATTAACGTTGGTAACGCTATTGCTGCGTGGAAAGTAATCGGCTCCGCCGACCAAGTCTACACAGCTTCAGGCTCCTCCTTTGAAGAGGCGGGTCGCAAGTCCATCGTGGACGTGCAATCCGGTAGTGGCACATATGCCTCGACGCCCCACTCGGCTTCTGCCCAGTCAGAGTCGACGACGGCTCTCCTTATACGGTCGCCCCTTTCGAGGAGTTCCCGTATTCCCATCCCACGCGTCAACATTAGACTAACGTCTGGCCGCCTTACGGATTTGGCAGCCATTCTGAGGTCGAAAGTGAAACTCAGATAGGAGATGAGAAATGGCCGGTATGACAACCGTGCTCAACGAGTTCGAACCTGGAAAGGAGAACTCGCGGACCTGGACCCTTTCGGGCCACACGGTCCTTGCCCCGCGTCTGGTCATCCAGAAGCGGAAGGTGCCCACCTCGCCGTCCGGGGTTGCAGAATCCCGGGTGCAGGTGGTTTACGGTACCGAGGATGCCGAGGGCTTGCCCCTCCAGTCCAAGGTTGTCTTCGACGCCGGCGTTCGCTACCCAGCGAACGGCCAGAGTGATGACATCACGGCCGCCCTTGCGGTGGTCCGTGATCTCGTGGCCTCTGACGAGTTCGCCGCAATGGTGACTGGTCAGAACTATCTCGCCTAACAGCGGGGTAGGCCAAGATGACGCGTCTTCTCCTGAGAGAACATCCGTTCCTCGTCATCGGCTTTATCGTCGGTGTCGTGGTGGGGTGCTCGATCGTGGACTCTCCGATTGCGGAGCGCGTCCTTTCCACTCTGGAGCAGGTATTTCGCAATGAAAACCAAAGCCCGGCCAAAACCCAAGCGGGTTAACGTGAATCCCTTTCACGTCGCTAGGTTGTTTGTCGAGGACAGGCTCGAAGTGTTCGGGGAACGTCTAACAAACGTCCTTCTCGGGCACTTCCGCGCGCGCGATCTCTCGCGTGTCGTGGCAGTATGTGAGTTGTCTCCCGTGCAACTGGGGGACTACGTGGACGAGTCGCATATTCCAGCAGTTTGGCTGGCTCTACGGCAAGTCTCTTCGTTCTTCACAAAGAACGAGGCGTTCGGTGGCCCACACACGGAAGCCGCTGCTCTCGAATCCTTTCGGGAGTATGAGGCCAAGTGCGAAGCTACCAATCTCAGACTAGATGTGTTTGCGGATCATGATGACCCGCGCACAGTACCGGTCTGGGGTGAGGTGATTGCGAAGATGCAGCGAGATATCGCTGGCTTACTCGGATCACTGGAACAGACGTTTCTTCCTGGTCTCCTGGCCAGGATTAGGCTCACGTCAGGAGCAACTGAGGACCGAAGCCGTAAGCGTGCCCTGCCATTCCTGAAAGTTTCAGGTAAGCTGCGCGCGCCCAAAGCTGCCCGTCGTCACGTCGAGTCGATACTCCCAGCGATGGGGGTAGAACCAAACGCGTGTCAGTATATCAGCACGGAAAGGAACCGTGTCGAATTTGTACTGAAGAATTGGCGCACGAAGCGAGGGATCGCTTGTGAGCCCACGCATGCCCTGCCGTTTCAACTCGCGTTCGGTGAATTCATAGCCGAGCGCTTGCCACGGTGGGGAATTACCCTGCGTGATCAGAGCAGGAATCAGGAAGCTGCCTTACAAGGCAGTCTAACTGGGGAGATTGCGACCCTCGATCTGAGGGGCGCTTCGGATTGCATGGCTTACAATGCTGTGTGTCTTCTTCTCCCATATGAGTGGTACCGCTTCGCAGCGGACATTCGTAGCTCTGAGTACATACTCCCGAATGGTGAGCAAGGCACCTATGCCAAGTTCAGTTCTATGGGAAATGGATTTACATTCCCTCTCGAGAGTATGATCTTCGGTGCCGCTTGTAGGGCGCTTGGAGCGTCCTATTACCGTGTTTACGGCGACGACATAGCCGTGGACGTGGCCACTGCCCCAAAGGTGGTGGAGCTGCTGGAGTACCTAGGCTTCAGTCTTAACGCGGAGAAATCCTTTGCGTCGACTGATTTTCGCTTCCGCGAGTCCTGCGGAGCGGATTACTACGAGGGTCACTTGGTGACGCCTTGGAAGATGAGGTCTGCCGGTGAGGTAGACAAATCAACCTTGTGTCATTTCGTGAACGCCTTCTTGGCACTCTCGTGGCCGGGTGGCAAGCTCTGGGATTATGCCATAAGCGTGATCTCCGATGCGAAGCTTCCCCTCGTGCCCTATAACACGGACACGAGATCTGGGGTTTTCATAAGCCCCTGGGATGCCCACCGTCTAGGTGTGATTAAATCGACGAGGACCGACGAGAAAGGCGAGAACCCGTACCTCTTGAGGTATAGGGCTAACGTCCCAACGCCGGGTAAACCTCGCGTGACGCGTGGTTGGCGCTCAAGCTTTCTGTGGCATCTCAGCCACGGTAGCAAGGGCGCTTTCGACTACCCCGTACCCTTCCACCCCGCTTTGGGTGGGGGAACCAGCAAACCTTCGCTGGCCTTAGAGTGCATTCGCGCTCTCGTACGGGGGGACCCTGTCTCCGAAGTGACATCAGACGTGCGCTACCTCCACGGTTGGAGGACGTACGTCCCGGTCCAGGGGTTAACACCCCTCCACCTATACCACGTGGTGTAGGTGGTGTCAAG